ATAATAGCAGTTGCTGGATCTGCATAAAACCAGCAAACACTCACAACACAACACAAGGAGCACCCTATGTCAAATCTGACACCTTTCGAGATTCGCCTGGAATTACTAAAAATGGCGAAAGAGATCCTGATGGAAGACTATTATTCCAACAAGGATCGTCTACAGCAGGAGTGGCACGTCAAGGTCGACGTCGCCAAATTAAATGGGCAAACCATTCCCGATCATCCTGCTTTTCCAACCTACCCTTCAGAAAACGATATCATTGCCAAGGCTCAGACCCTCAATGGTTTTGTTTCCAATACACCTGTAGATAAACCCAGCAAAAAGTCTACCTGATTAGGGGTAAGGCATGGTCACGTTCTGTGGCCATGTCCCCAACTATAACCACGGAGAGAAAATAATGCTAGAGAAATTAAAATACCTAGTGCCCATTATTGGTTCAATATTAGCAGTATTGTTTGTAACCTTAGTCACCACTCATCAATTAAAGACATACAACGATGAGTATACAGCCAATCCCATTACCGCAGATGTTCGTATGAAAGAACTGGACTGCCTGGCTCGCAACATCTACTTTGAAAGCGCGGGCGAGCCTTTCGAAGGCAAGGTGGCAGTAGCCCAGGTTACACTGAACCGGGTAGAAAGCGGTCAGTTTGCCAGCACGGTCTGCGGAGTTGTTCATCAGAAGAACATAGTCTATGAACGAGTCATTTGCCAGTTTAGCTGGTACTGTGAATCGCCAGCCACCCTTAAAGTACGAGCACCCCACCTCTACAAAGAAAGCTATGAAGTTGCCAAGAAGGTGCTGCTGGAAGGATTTAGATTGCCAGGCCTGACCACGGCCATGTACTATCACGCCGACTATGTCAATCCAGGCTGGCGCAAGGAAAAAGTAGCTAAAATTGGACGTCACATCTTCTACAAAGGATAAACCATGGAAAAGTTTTTCGACTTAATACAGACCAAGTTCAGCGGCGTAGGTATCAATACTCTGGGCTGGATCGGCACTATCATAGGTCACTGCATCTTTGTGCCCAGCTCCCTGGCCATACTTACCGGTCTTACTGATCGTACTCCAGGGCTGGACATTGTTGTGCTGGTGCAGGCCATGTTGCTGATTGGTTTTATTCGCAGCATCCTGGTGCGAGACAACGTAGCCAGTGTGCTGCATGGTCTGGGCTGGTTTGGACAGAGCCTGTTGTTGGCCCTGATTGTTTTCAAATAACCATTGACTCTTGCCAAAAAGTATCATAGAATACTGATATATAAAGTAGCGTGTGAATTTCATGCTGTCTAGATTACCCTTTGACTTGAAACGGAGAACCCAGTGTCAAAATTTAAGCCGCCTCAGCGCAATACGCAGAAAATGAATCCCTTGTTTATCAACAAACCACAGACCAAGAAGCCACCCCTGATTTTTATTGCCACCCCCATGTTTGGCGGTCAGTGCAATTACATGTACATGATCAGTCTGATCAATCTGCTGACCAAACTAGGTCAGAGTGGCATTCCTGCCATGTTTGAGATTGCTGCCAACGAGAGCCTGATTACCAAGGCTCGTAACATCCTGGTAGAAGGGTTCCTGAAGAGTCAGGCAACACATCTGCTGTTCCTGGATGCCGACCTGGGATTCCAGGCCGACGACGTGGTTCGCATGGTCATGGCCGACAAGGACATCATTGGTGGACAGTATGCCAAGAAAAAGATTAACTGGGATGTAGTCAAGGGTGTGGTGCAGAACCGACCAGACATTCCAAGCCATGCCATCAATGCTGTGGTAGCCGAATCCACCTTCAAGCCCATAGGTGATAGCCTGAGCTTCAACATCAACGAGCCTGTGGAAGTTGAAAGCATTGCCACTGGCCTGATGCTGGTCAAGCGCGAAGTGTTTGAAGAAATGGCAGCCAAGATGCCGGAAATTGAAATTGTCAGTGGCGGGTCTGAGACCATGGACCCCAAGACCATGACTCGGGTAACCGATGCACATCGCAAGGCACATGCCTATTTTGATGTCAGCATCGATCCAGCTACCCGAGCCTATACCAGCGAAGACTTTACCTTCTGCAAACGCTGGCGCAGTCTGGGTGGTCAGATCTTCCTGGCTCCCTGGACCAAGACAGTGCACGTTGGCACCTATGAATATGTCTGCGACTTAGGCGCAGTAGCTACCTGGGCGCAGGGCCCAGCGCCAGCTCCCGAGCCATTTAATTCACAGACTGGAATCATCAATCCAGTGGTGCAGCAATAATGTCAGGGATCAAGGATAAAATCCAGGGACGCAGTATACTGGGCATGGTGTTGACCGGCCCAGATGGCAAGGTCAAGGTCGACAAGGTTGTTGGCGACCATGGCGAGCCCATGACCAGCGAATTCATCATTACCAAGGAATTTGCCACTGCCAATGACTTCAGCGCCTGGGTAGAAAAACAACACCGTGAACTGCACATGCCCCGCATGGATGTAATCATTGAGTACTGCACAGATCGTGACATCGACATCGAAGCCGTTGCTCCACTGATCAACCGTGCACTCAAGGAACGCATTCGTGAAGAAGCCGAAGAAGCCAACATGATGAAGAGGACTGCGCGTCTACCACTATGAATACTGCCATGACCGAATTTGAAGCCTATAAAATGTATCTGGCTTTGCGAGCACACTTCCAGACCGATGACTACGATGTCATAGCACAGCGTGGACGTATTCGGGCCAGTCAAAAGAGCTTTGCCGGGTCGGGCAAGGCCTTTGGTTTCCGCCGACTAACCAAGATCTACAAGGATGCTGAAATCTGCGACTTCATGGTTGCCAACTTTACTGCTGGTGATCGCTGGGGCGGAGTATTTGACAGCGATGCCAGCCGTCAGTATCAGGACTGGAAACGCAGAATTGAAAGTCTGCGCTATACCTTTACCCAGGATCTGGATCGGTTAGCCAACCAGGCTCTGGACGAAGGCGTGGGTCTGCTGGATGCCGAAGCTGGCCGACATCCTCTGATTTTACGCGCCTTTCTGGGTCAGAAAATTTGTCTGGAGACTCTGGTGATACTGGATGTGATGTTGGATTATCGCGAAGATCTGGATCAGCGTCTGGCCAATATACTGTTGTGGCCTGAAACCAGCAGACTGATACGCAAATATCGACCATTCTTAAAATTCGAACCAGCGGTATTTAGAAAAATCTATGACGAAAAATTCAACCAACAGTCCCAATGATGATTATGATCTAACTGTGGATGAACGTCTGGATCATCTGGAACGTGTAGTTTTTAGATTGGATGCCGACATCAGCGATTTAACTGTCATGGTAACCGAGCTTGGCAATCGAATTAGACAGACACAGGAAGTTTCAGTCAAGGTTGTGCAGGCGCAAAATCGGATTCATGAATATATTTCACACTGGCCTTTTGTAAGAGTAGTTAAAAATGGGAAAGACATTTCGTAACATTCGCGATGAAAGTCGTAGCGGTCGCGGTAAAAATAAAACGGCTACAAGAGAAGAAAAAGCCATTGATAAGTACAAGAAACTTATATATAATAAGGCATCCCCAGTAAATGAGGATGCTGAATATGATGATTTTGATGAAGACTCATTTGATGATGAAACCAACCATACTCAGTTTATACAACGCAAATAAAGAAGGAAAATACCATGTCATTTCAATCACTATCTGATCTACGTAAAAGCCGCGGTGGTTTTGACAGCCTCATGAAAGAGGTCGACAAAATCAGTCAACCCGCTGGCGGGCAAGACCGCAAAGAAGACGATCGTCTCTGGCAACCAACAGTCGACAAGGCTGGCAACGGTTATGCGGTAATTCGTTTCCTACCCCCACCAAAAGGTGAAGAGCTACCCTGGGTCCGAGTCTGGAACCATGGCTTTCAAGGTCCTACTGGAAAGTGGTACATTGAGAACAGCTTGACCACTCTGGGCAAACCTGACCCTGTCAGCGAACTCAACAATGAGCTTTGGAACAGCGGCAGTGAAGCCAACAAGGAAATAGCGCGCAAACAAAAGCGTCGCCTTGCCTATATCTGCAATGTACTGATTGTCAGTGATCCAGCTAACCCTCAGAACGAAGGTACTGTCAGACTCTACAAGTTTGGCAAGAAAATCTTCGACAAAATCAAGGACGTAATGCAGCCCCAGTTCCAGGACGAGGCTCCATTGAATCCTTTTGACTTCTGGCAAGGTGCCGATTTTAAAATCAAGATCCGTCAGGTCGAAGGCTATCGTAACTATGACAAGTCAGAGTTCGACAAGCCCCGCGCCGTGTCCGACAGCGATGCTGAAATCGAGGCTATCTGGAGCAAGGAACACAGCCTAGCTGATTTCTTGAATGAACGTCACTTCAAGTCCTATGAAGAACTCAAACGGAAACTAGAGCAAGTACTCAATGCCGGAGGCGCACCAGCGGCTCGGGCAGAAAGTGTGGATCTAGATCGTCCCAGCGCTCCACGGCCGCAG